GAGCGCAGATAGGCGTCCGTGACGGTCTGCGTGATGTTCGCGAGCGCCTTCTGTGCGTCGATTTGCTTTTGCAGCGCCGCCGTCGCCTTGTCTTGCGCGCGCACCTGATCTTCGAGCGTAAACAGGTTTTGCAGCGCCGCCTCGTTGGCCGTGCCGCGCACCGCCGCCAATTCTTCCTCGCGCTTGCGCTGCCGCTCAATCGCCTCGATGAACTCGGCCGCTTCGGGATGGAGCTTCTTCTGTGCGTCGAGCGTGCGCTGCTGAATGCTCGTCCGCTCGTCGCCGATCACCTTGTCTGCCGCCGCCTGTTGCTGCTGCAGCGTGATCGCGGCTTGGCGCGCGACGTTCTCCGCTTCGAGATTCTGGACGTACTGAATCTGCGCGATCAGCGCCGGGTCCGTGACGCCTTCGAGTTCCTTGCGGTTCGCGATCTCGCGACGCATCTGTGCGGCGGCGACATCGAACCCGCCCGCGACCAACGCGCGGACCTTGAGGTCATCCTGTTGCGTCTGGATCGCGGTCGCAATCGCGCGCTCGGCCGCCACGATCGCGTTCTTGAGGTCCGTCCCAATGACGACGGTCAAGCGCTGAAACAGGTCGGCGGTGATCGTGCCTGCTTTCAGGAGATCAGACGCCGCCTGCAGTTCGGTCGCGCCCGCGCCGATCGCGCGCGTGGTGGACGCGCCGACGCTATCGCCACGTTGGTCTTGCTCGCGCGCGGTGAGGTTCGAGGTGAACGCGGCGGCTTGCCGTGCTGCCGCCGCCGCGCGCGCCGCCGCCGCGGCGGCCAGTTCGGCTTCTTGGACGTCCTTGAGCGCGCGGATAAACGCTTGCGCGCCGTTCACGCCCGCCGTATCAAGGATCGCGCGTTGCAGTTCCCGCTCCTGCGCGATCTGCAGTTGTAATACGGCCGCCGCGTCCGATTGTCCGGTCGCTTGCAACCGGCGCACGGCGAGGTCTTGCGTGGACGCGGCGAGTTGCGCTTCCTGCGCGGCCTTGAGATCGGCTTCGGCTTTTGCCGCTTTGGCGGCCAGGTCGCCGAGGTCGGTGGCGTATTTTTGGGTAGCCTGCGCACTCAGCAACAAGACCGCGCGCTCAACGCCATGCGCTTTTGCCGCCTCATTCAGAATCGCATCCGTCTGCCCTTGGATTTGCTTCTGATAGTCCAGCAACGACGCCGACGTTTGCGAGCCGGTGGTGCCGACGCCCTTTATGCCATCGGCCGCCGCAAGTCCGCCAACGAACCCGCCAAACTTTCCGGCCAGTGCGTCGCGCGCCTGCTGTGCCGTCCCGTTGGCGGCGTTTTGCATTTGCACGTCAAAGGCCGCGAGCGATTGCCGGTACGCGTCCGTCGCCGCTTGCAGTTTGGCGATCTGCGCCGCCTCCTCCTGACGCGCCTTGATGAGCGCGCCGACACCAAAGCTGACGACGGCGACCGCGACCGCGATGAGATTCCCGGAGACGACGCTTTCCGCAGCGCTCGCCGACGCATCCGCTGCCGCTTTGCCTTTGCCCGTCGTCGTGTTCGCGACCTCTTGCGCGGCGTTCGCTTTCAGGATCGCGGACGCAAGCTGTGTCGCTTGCCCCAACGCCGCCGCGATGACTTGACCCACGGTGCCGAAGTTCTTCGCGAGGTTCTGCGCCGCTTGATCGGCGCGCTGCAGTTCCGTCGCGAGGCCTTGTGCGTCTTTGACGGCCGTGCTGGTGCCGAGGCCCTGCGTGGCCTCCCGACCACTGACGACGCCTTCGGCCAGCGCGCCCGCAGTCAGCCCAAACGCCGGACTCCCGCCCAACTGCTTGAGAATCTTCCGCTTCTCAATCTCGACGTCGAGCGCATGGATGGCGTCGTCGCGCGCCTTGCCTTCGAGCTGGTACGCGGCCACGCGCTTGGCGGCCTCGTCGATCGTGGCTTGAATTTCTTCGATCGTCGCGTCGCGCTGTTCGGTCTGGTGCTGCACCGTCGCGCGCGCCTGATCGTCTTTTTTCGCCTCGGCGGCCGTCAGCTTCTCGACTTCTTGCCGGTACCGCTCGCTCGACGCCGATAACTCCTTGAACACCGTCGCCTGTTCCGCGAAACCTTCGGCGCTCGCGAGCGACTTGCGAAGGTCATCGTACGACGCTTTCAACGCCGGGTTCTTCTTCGTCAGCTCGTCCAGCGCATCGGACGTGCGCCGCACCCACAATTCGATGCTGTGCTCGTTGCTGAACGTTTGCACGCCATCCTGCACGCGCGCGATTTCGGCTTTCAGTCGCGCGATCTGGTCGATGGCCGCCGTGGACTTGCTCGTCTCGGGATACAGCGCCTTGAACAACGCGTCGCTGTCCGCAATGAGCCGTTGCCGCTCGGCCTGATCGCCCCCGACGGCGAGGTTGGCGTTGATCTGCGACTGCAGGTTCTTGTAGCGATCCCGCGCGCTCGTGAGTTCGCTGTCGGTGGCTTTCCCGCTCGCGATGAGCGACGCGAGGCGTGCCGTCTGCGCGTCGGAAAAGCTGCGATTCGCTTCGTTGATTGTGTTCTTGAGCGCGAGTTCGTTGCGCGCAATGACGAGATTGAGCTCTTCGTACTTCTTCTGCGCCTCTTTCGCATCCGTCGCGAACGCGTCTTGCACACTGACGCCCGCCTGCCCAACACCTTGCGCCACGCGCGCGCCTTGCGCCTGCTGGCGCAACTCTTCCAACTGCTTGCGATCTTCCGCTAGCTTCTTCGATGCCGCCGCGATGTCCGTCGCTTCTTTGCCGCCTGTGCCCAAGCGCTGCGCCTCGGCGACCTTCTTGAGTGATTCGACGGCAGCGTCCTGTGCCTCTTTGAGCTTGCGCGTCTTCTCTGTCAGCTTTTCGTACGCTAGCCCCAATGCCGCGACGCCCACGAGCACGCCGATCACGATGCCGTTGCCGCCGAAGCTCGCACCCAACGCCGCGCCGACCCGATCCACCGCGCCGCTGGTGTCAGTGAGGCGACCCACCAGCGTCGCAACTTCCTGCCGGATGCGCCCCAGCCCGAGCGCGTGCGTATCAAACGCCGCCGTGCTTTTCGTCACGGTTTCGGTGACACCCTTCTGCGCCGCGATCATCTCGTCAAACTTCCGCGCGGCCTTCGCGATCTCGTCGCTCGACAGCCGCGTCGCGAGCCCCATCTCGTTGGCCGACTGGCCGACGCGCTTCAGGGACGCATCGGTCTGCGTTGCCGCGTCGCCGACATCCCGCAACGCCTTCGTCGCCTGCTGCGCGCCACTGACGGCCCCTCTCGCGTCAATGCTGACCCCTAACGCCGTCAGTTGCGCCATTACGCGGTCCCCTTCGAGGCGGACGCCATGCGCTCCGCCATCTCGGTCAAGAACACGTCGTCGGCCACGCGAATGAGCCGCACCTCGTGCGGCGTGACGCGCTCCTCGGTCAACGTGGTGTACGCCATAATCTCGCCGTAGCTGATAGGGAACGCGCCGCCTTGGCCATGCGCGCGGGTGCTGTGCAGTGCGAGAAAGACGGCGTAGGCGTAGTCGGTGCCGGCCGGGAACGGTGGGCCTTGGAGATCCCGCAACGCCTCGGGGAACGCGCGGGCCGCGGCGGCCAAATGCTCGCGCATCGGTCGGCCGTCGCCCGCGTCACGGCTTAGACGGAACTGGTGGGCAACGGCGGCGCGAAAGGCGTCTTCGCGCGGGCGAAAAAATCCGCGCGCCGGTAGACGAACAACGTGGCTTGCGCGTAGAGCGTCGGGTTCGCGGTGAAGAGCGCCCGCACGGCATCAGCCGTGAACGGCACCGGGGCGTCCGTCTCATCCTCGAAGCCGTGCCAGTCCTTCACCATCGCGACCATGAGATCAAGGTTGTCGGCATCTTTCTCGGCTTTTTCGTCGGCCGTCACGATGCTCGCGCCGCCCGCATTCTTGGCCGCCGTCGCGTTCTCGTCCTTCGCCCGCCGCGCCCAGTCCTGTTTCTTCCACGTGCGCGAATCGACGCCCAACAGCGTCACCGTCGCCGGCGTGCCATCGGCCGCTAGGAGCGCCGGGTACAGGCCGTCCACGCCGACCGTCGCCGTTTCGTCGCGCATCACCAAGGCGACGCCCGCTTCGGCGCGTGCCACCAAATCCAACGATCCTAACCGAGCCATCTGACACCGTGCCGCGCGGCGGCGAAAAAAGAGCACGGAGCGGCGCACGCTGCACGCCGCCCCGCGGGAGGGGTTACGGGGTGCGCGTGATCTTGCAGGTCGTGTTCGTGCTGTCGTAAATCGCCTGCCATTGGTACGTCTGCACGGCCGGCTGATCCTTCGACAGCGCATTGATGCCGCCGCCGGTCAACCGCACCTTGTTGAACAGGAACGCGTATTTGATGGCCGACGCGCCGCCCAACGTGAGCGCCAGCGAGGTCAGCGTGTTGTTCAGGTACTTGGTGATGGTCGCCGAATCGGGCACGTACAGCGAGACGGTGCCCTTGGCCTCGAAGCGCGACGAATCCACCTGCACCGGCACTAGGCTGCCGACGGTCGGCTGCAGGATCGTCGGGCGTACGAAGTCGATCGTAAACGCGGTGAACCCGGTCGTGATGAGCGAGCCCGAGCCGCCTTCCTGCGCGAGCTGCACGGAGCCCACGGGGTCCATGATCGTGTTCGTCGGTGCGGCGGTCGGACCACCGGTGCCGGCCGTGGTGGCCGCTGGCGTCGGCGGGAAGCTGTCCCACGTCGATTTGTACGTGATCTTGGCGCCGTTCGCGACGTTCAACGACAGGGCCGAAATCACGGCCGACTTGTACGGCATGTAGACGCCGATGTCGGTGTACTGCTCTTCGATCGTGAGCGTCTTCTTCGTGTTGCCGACCGTCATCACGTTGGTCGACCACGCGTTGCCGAAGATCGTTTCGATGAAATCATCCAGCACGCCGTACGACACTTCACCGTCGATCGACCCGCCCGCCTTGATGCCGGTGCGAATGACATCCGGGATTTCGACGAGGCTGATTTCGTCCGACGTCGCGCTCGACGCCGAGGTCTGCCCGTCGGCGGAATTGAAGCGCAGCAAGGTGAGCGCCGCCGCAGGCGTCGTGCCCGGCGTCGTCTCCTTGACATACGCAATTTTGTACTTGGCGCTAATGGCGTTGGCCATGAGGAGTCTCCGTTAGGCGTGGTCGAAATGCAGGGACAGCGTGATCGGGACGTGGAGCCACGACGGGTCTTGCAGCAGCGGCCCGACGCGCAGATCGAGCAGCGTCATCGGCTCGCCCGTGCTCGTGGTCACGAGGCCTCCGGTGCGAAAGGCGTCGGTGATGGCGGAGGCGAGCGCGAGCGCCGGATGCGCGCCCGTGTTGACCGGCGTGCGGACCGAGACTTGGTAGAGCAGGGTCGTGCGCGCGCGCGGCGTCGGCCCAAGTTCGATATTCTGCGTGTCCATCGTCAGCACGTAGTCGGCGACGAACGCTTGCGACGGATCGGGCGTGAGCGCGGTGTTCTGCCACGCCAGCACGGCCGGCAACGTCGCCACCGTCAACAGGCGCGTGCGGAGCGCCGTCAGGACGCTTTCCATGCGCGTCATGCGGCCACCGGCTTGACGCGCCGGAGCGTGTCCTCGACGATGCGATCAAAGCGCAATGCGACCGAGCGCACGAACG